TCAAGAATTTGCAGCTACAGGGCCGCCGGTTCGTAACCTGGGCGCTCCACCAGAGGGCGTCAGGTTCAAGGTTTCGGCAAGGTCTTTCAGATGCTCCGGAGAGTATCGGGCGTAGACCTTCTCAGTGATTCGGCTGTTAGAATGGCCGAGGAACTGAGCAATGCGGGTCATGCTGTGCCCGTCCTCGGCAAGCCAGACAGCGGCCGAATGCCGAAGCATATGCGGTGAGACATCATCCAGGTGCGCCGCCTTCGCAGCAGCCTTCAGCCCCTTCTTGATCGACTTCACGTTCACGCCTGCCCATTCGATGACGTAGGCCGACAGGGCCGCGTCCTTCGCCTCGAGCAGAGCTGCGCGCAATGTCGCGTTCATCGGAACCGTGGCTCGGCCCTTGCGGCGCATCCCGTCAAAGGGATTGTGCAGGTTGATCAGCCCTCGACCGAAATCCACCCGATCCCATGTTAGTTCCAGCGCTGCCGCGTTGCGGGCACCCGTCCCGATCATCAGCAGCACGGCAAGCCTGATGTGCGGCACCTTGGCGCCTTCCATCAGCCGCGCCACTTCATCGCGCTTCAGATATCCTTCCTTCGGGTCTGGCTTTGCCGGCCGCTCGACGTGCGGCGCGCGCTTGATCAGGCCATTCTTCTCCGCCCACACCAGCACCGTGCGCAAATGTCCAAGCTCGGTATGAATGGTGCCGTCCTGGATGCCGGCCTTCCGGCGGTCTTTGGTGTGTCCGCGGCAGTCATGAACCGAAACGGATTCGCCATCGATCTTGCCGAAGCGCGGGCCCAAGGCTTTCCATGTGTGTTCCATGGTGCCGACGACGGCGCGGCCGGCGCGATCGATGACGTAGGACGCCCAGAGGTCCGCTACGGACGTCCCCGTTGGTCGCGTAAGCTCTGCGTACCGAGACGCGGCGAGGCGGGATGCCTCTTTCTTGTCTGTGGTTCCAAGGCGATAACGTCGGCGGATACCGCCTGGATCGTCCCATGTGACACAGAACTCCCCTTGGAGTCTGGTAAGTCGCCACTCTGACATTCGTATTTCTCCACGTCTTCAGGTTTGATCCGGAGGAGCTTCCCGCCGAGACGGAAAGCCGGTAGCTCCCCACAAGCGATAAGCTTGCGGATATGACGTTCGGAGCATTCCCAATGCTCGGCGAGGCTGGCCGGCGTGAAAGGCTTGTTCATCGCCGTTTCTCCCCGTTATCCACAGAGTTATGCACAGCCTCGGCGATCAAGTCGTCGAAGGAACCGTGAGCCTTCGTGATCTCCTCGATCGCAGAATCCGCAAGGAGAAGGAAAGCGCAGTAGTCTTTCCCTGCCCCTTTGAAGGCTGTTTCAGCAGCCATCTTGATCGCATGAAGGTAACTGTTGGCCGCGCCGAGCGCGTCATCGATTGCAACCTCGTGCTCGCGCATCATTCTGCTCCTCTGGGGTCGTTCAGCGTCTTGAAGTTCTCGCTAATGTTCTTCTCGGCAGCTTCGGCCATATCTCGTGCGATCCAGAGGAAGGCTGCCAAGCGATCGAGTGGCTTATTGCGCTTCCCGTCTTTCTCGAAATCCAGCTCTAGAACCTTGGCAACGGCTTCATCGAGGATGTGAGTAAGATGGGTGATGTCGCTCTGAAGATCGTCTAGCGTGAAAGCGGTCTTGGCCATCAGATAGCCTCCTTCGCCAGAGGAGATGCTGCGAGCTGATCCAGCGTTTCCTTGTGAAACTCTTCGCACCAGGCGTCGAACTGGATGACGATGGAAAGGCGGCTCTGTTCGTCAGGGCCGGCCGGATCGGCTCGATCGCGAAGGGCGTCAACAATCACGCACCGCTCCCCGCCAAGAAACTCTTGCAGCTCTTCAAGATACTTCGTGGTTGGAGTGCCGCCCTTTTCCAGATGCCGCACGTACTGGTGCGCCATGTTGGTTGTCTCTTCGACGTTGTCGATGACGCGATAGAGGCGGCAGAGATCTTTGGTGGAGAAGCGGCTAGGGTTTAGCCTTGGTGCTTGCATACCGTGTCCCATGGTCATTCTCCCTCAACTGTCGAGCGGCACAGGTAGGCGTCGAGATCCTTGTCCAGCTTCGTGGCGAGGTCCTGGGCAATGGAAGTCATGTTCTGCGTGTTGAAGAGAAGCCCCTTCATTGCGGGGGTCATTCCTTCCGCCGACATATCGCTTACCATTTCAGTGGAAATGCTGATCACGGTGAGGAGCCGGCTGTAATCAGCAAGGATATCGCTTGCACTGGGAATTGCGGGCACAGCTTCGCCGGCCGACTGAATCGGGGTTTTCATTTCGGTGCTCCTGATTAGGTTTTTAGGTTGGGTGTGGGCGCCCTTACCGAATTACTCGGGCGGGTTCGCCGCCGGTATTTCGAGTGCGTATGCTTCACGCCAAACGTCGGCGTGGTAGGCTTTCACGGTGCCGTAGTTGGCATCAAAGATTTCGATTGATGGGATATCCATCTCGGTCGCGGTCTGCTTCAAGAAGCGCCAGTTGAACTCTTGGCCGTGATGAAGCATCGACATGCGCTTGATGCTGGCATATTGCCTGGAGCGATCGAGCTCCATTTCCAGCTTACGTGCCTTCTTTGTCTCTTGGCTGGCCTTGTTCATGGCGGTGGCCTCGCGCCGCGATCCGATTTGAGCCTTCGTCATCTCGGCAAGAACCCGCGCTTCCCGTTCGTCAGCCCAAGCGCGGGCCGCCGCTACTGGATCAGCGAAATTTGGCAGAGCAGGTGACGAATTCTTGTGCTCCTGCCAGTAATCTACGAGCCGAGCAGTGAACTCTGGCGACAGTTGAGCGGCTACGATGTAGCTTTCTCTCTCTCCGACCATGTACACGCTGATCATCTTCGGGCCCGAGCGAGGGTTAGAGACTTCAGCCGTTGGCGGAAGTGTGACAACGCCACGCTCTGCCAGTCGCTCGATGGAACGCCGAACGTCCGCGTGGTTCGAGTTTACAACATCAGCAATTTCGATGCTGCTCATCGTTTCCGGCATGGAGGTGAGCATATTCATCGGGCGCGCTCCATAGCCTTGACAGCGTCGAGCGCGTTGTCGGCCACAGACTTGGCTGCCAGAGCCACTGCCGAGACAGAATAACCATCCGCGCCGCCAATACCGTCGCCTACCTTGTCGAGGGCGTGGAGAAGGTCGATCACCTCGTCAAGGCTTTCGCGCAGCTGGGTGAGATTGGATGAACGGGGTGCCGGTGCCGACAACCCATCTGCCGGGCCGTGCGGCAAGTCGGTTCCCAAGATGTCGTGTATGGCCGCAACAGCTCGCGAGGCACGCACCACGCCCCGTTCAATACGGTCGACTGTCTGCTGCGATGTACCGGCCAGAGATGCCAGAGCCGCCTGCGTCATATTGCGGCTTTCGCGCGCTTGACGAATGGCTGCTCCGGTCTCGGTATCGATGCGAAGGATGTTCGCGGTCATGTTCGCTCCATCGGTTAATATGGAGCATTAATGCATCATTAAAATATGCAGGTCAACTACTATTCGTGCATTTATGCATCACATGTGTCTTCGCCTGTCCCGGGCGCGGCCGAGCATCTCGACCCGAAGCTTGTAATCAACTGGATCACGTACAGTCCAAGATACCTTTCCCAAAACGCGAAGCTCGGCCGTGTCCTCGTGGAATTCTAAAATCTCCGGAAACTGTTCGACGTTATCGAATCGAAGATAAGGCGGTTGTCCCTCTGGCACGACTAGCCGCCTTATGGAGATCTCCATGAGCGCCCCATCATCGCGCCAACGCTCGATCGCCAAGAGGTCTCCATGATCTGGTTTCTGGCCTAAAGCGCGCACTCGCAGGCATAGTGCGTATTCGCCCTTCCGCACACTCGGAGCACTGGAGTCGTCGTCGGCTAAGAGCGCAAAGGCATCCGTCGAGTTGACTTGTGGAAAGGTTAGCCAGAGAGGCGCGTGGCTCTCAAGTTTAAGGAGATGCGGGACTTTCCACACGCCGGAAGCCGTGTGACCGATGACAATCGTCATATGCCCGTCGGACGGCGTAGGATCGAACTTGCCTGGATTGCCCCAGCTTTCATCGAGTATGTCGTCGCGCTCGTAAGGCGCCATAGACATCTCGGCGAAGTCTTTAGCTTCGAAGAACGGGTTCATGTTGATCCCGGAAAACTTCATTATTTTTCCGAGGGTAGACATAGAGAGCGTGAACTTGTGCGTCGGATCATTGAGCGCGCGGGTCAATGTCGTGGACGAAAGGCCCGCCTGCTTAGCCAAGCCAGACGGTGAGAGCTTTAGCTCGTCCAGAACATAGCGAACGTATGTCTTCGCAGCGGCATCGTAAAATTTGTTGTCCGTCATAGGTTCCTCAATAGCATACATGTGCAGAAAAGCATCATGCATAAAAGCTTGAGTTATGTGCATTAATGCATTATAAACGAGGGGCTATGACAATTCACACCGACATCGAAAACATCGAAAGACGACTGCGGCTTGCCCGCATTCCTCTTCAGCGCCTCTTCCAAGAGGCAGGGATCAACGGATCGACTTGGACCCGTTGGCGCGCACAGAAGACCAGCCCGCGTTTGAATACGTGGAACGACGTTACGCGGGCTGCTGATGAATTGATCCTCAAGAAGGCTGGGGAGGGTGCCAGAGCATGACGCCCCGCACCTCCGACCAACCCGAAGAGATCCAGCGCGCTGCCCAATGGCTCGCAGATCGCAATCATCGTGGGGGTGCCCCCACCATGTTATCGCCCATCCTCCCCACCCTGAAAGCCCGCTTTGGTCTGACGGACGCTGACGCGGCCGAAGCAATCCTCCTCGCTGGCAATTACTCGGTCTGCCGGAGGGCGTTCGGATGAAGAAGCCTTCCAACTGGAAAGACATTTTCCGAGAAGGGATGTACGCCAGCCCAGAGCTGCGTACACGGAAGATCCATCGCGATCTGCTGGCCTATCTCGTGTTCAGAGCAAATCCGAACATCCGCTTATGCTGGCAAACTCAGTTAGAGATGGCCCGCATTCAAGGTTGCTCGGTTCGCAACACGAAGGATCTGCTGAATTACCTGGCCGAGATCGGCGCCATTTACGTGGTGCGGATCAAGGATCTTCCGAAGCACGATCAGGGCGTGATCCACAAGCTCACCCCTCGGAAGTTCATAGCGCATGCCAATGCCTACTTCATATGCGAGCAATGGGCCGAGGATCAGTTGTGCATTATTGAGGATGCCGCACCAGTGGAGGGTGCGATGGGAATTTCCGCTGAAGCCAAAGCAGAAGGCCGGTCAAAGGGAAATTCAAGTCGAAAGCGTTACGCGCCGATCGAGCTTGTCCCTGATATCCCGCCGTCCGATCCAAGCCACGACGACTGGCAGATCCTGAACTCTGGTGCAGGGTTATGGGGAAGTCCCACTGCACCATCAAATATGGGTTCATGGGGAAGTCCCACTACAGACATGAACTTAAAGGATTACCCAGACGAAACGTCAGCGATCCCTAACGCGCACGACGATCGCTTTGGAATTCCCCTCTCAAAAGCAGAACAAGCCGAAACCTCGCAGTCTTCGCTGTCGGTTCGGCAATCGCAGACGCCTCGCTCTGGTTACGGCGGTGGCGAAGCCATCGCAACCGATCCAAGGCCGGAGGCTTTGGCCCGCCCGGAGGGCACTGAGTATGACGCCGCGGGCGCGCGCGCGATCGACAGGAGGGTTTCATGAGCGAATGCCAGATGATCCCGTTCCCGCTGAAGGCCCGCGTCGGCAAGGTCCGTCGTTGCGCTGAAGTGCTTCAAACGACCGCTCACAAGGCAACCCGCGAATCCTATTGGTTCCGGACGGTTGCGCAGCTGCGGGCCAAGCTTGAGGAGATCGGCCTTCCTGACGAGCAGGTTCGCGAGCAGGTGAGAGGCTTCCGCACGGCTGTCGAGAACGAATGCCATCGCCGTAACGTGGTCGAGATCAAAGCGCGGAATGCGCCGGATGGTGCAGCATGACAGAATTCATCGACATCAAGCCAGGTCAGTGGGTGCTCGCCTTCCATCAGCCTTATGGACCGTATGATCGAACAATGGCCGAACTGCTGGAGAGTTATGCGCTCAAGCATTGGATGGACAGCCACTCGAAAGAGGAAGCCTTCTTCATCCTGCAGGCTCGCAAGGTCTCGCCGAAAACCTTCCTGGCCTATGGTTCCAACCGGTTCGTCGGATACGGCGAACGCATTCCGCGGGGGCATGTGATCGCCGCATGCTCGACGGAAGCGAAGGCTATTGCGCTGCGCGACAAGTTCTTCTCGATCGGCGTCGAGACTGGAGAGCTCGTCGAAAAGGAAATGTATCGCCGCATCGAGAAGTTTGCCGAGCGGAAGCGTGCGGCTGCTGAACAAAAAATCCGCCGGTTACTGCCGCTTCACTTCAGGAGCGAGCCATGAGCCTTAACCGGAAAACAAAGGCCTATCAGCGCCGCGTAAAGCAACTCGCCGACCGGATGCATTGCCCTCCATATGACAGGGCCCGCCGAGCCTACATGACGATCGACGAAATATGGGATCGATATGAGGCCGGTTCGCCTCGCTACCTGTTTGAGGACGCGCTGAACTATCTCGCTGATGATTTGCGGGACGCAGAGCAATGCTTTCTCGAAACCGCTCGTGATTACGCGACAGAAGCGGCGCGTTTCGAAAAGCTCTTGGAAGATAGCAAACGCTCAAAGTTCAAGATCGTTGGAGGTGAAGCATGATCATCATCCGAATCCTGATCGCGCGCATCAATCTACGCCGCCGCCTGAAGGAGCTGCGCCGATGAGCCAGATACTCCACGTCACCCGCACCGATGACGGGCAATACCAAGTGAGCGATGCTGGCGGCCATCTTGTTGACGGTCCCTTCGATACCAACGCCGCAGCTTGGAAAGCCCTTGAGCGCCTGGACAACAACGCGGGGCAGGTGCCTCGCCCGAAAAAGAACAAGCCTGTTCTCTGGGGCAAGCCGGAGAAGGGAAAATCGAAGAAGAAGCTCAAGCGCGAGAAGCAGATCGCTGCCCAGCAGGACAAGCAGATGAAACGCGAGGCTCACAAGGCCGTCGGCTGGGTTCGACAAATCGCGGCCGTCAAGTTCGATCCGGCTGGCGAGCGGGCCTACCGCGACCACAAGCTCGGGACGTTCGGCGCTGCGTCGGAGGTCAAACGGATCGATCCGGCCGCATATCTCGCCGAGAAGGCTGCGCGGGGTGAGCGTTGAGCCGATCGACCGTCAACATCTACAAGATTGCCAGAGAGTGCGGTGTGCGCCTCCAGGACGCTCGCCAGCACTCGCCCGCCAGCCGTAGGCCCTTTGACTGCTTCTGCAAGCCGACAGTGCGTGAAATCGGAGAGCGGTTCGGGGAGGGGCACCTACGCCTGGTGTTCAACCTTATCTGCGGATCCAAACAGAACGGCCGAGAACTCTATGCCGACGTCATGAAGGCAGTGTCTCGGCTCATCGCCAAGCACCCCGAACTCATCCGCCGACCGTCTCTGGTCGACGACTTCAATGCATTTGATCTCGGGGCCATGCGCCGCGGGGCGAAGAACATGCGATGCGATGTCCCGACAAGCGATGTGTTGCTCGTGCTGCTGTCGATCAGATTCGGCCTCGTGACTGACAATGAACTGAACCTAGCAGGAGAAGCGGCATGAAATTCAGCGATTGGACGGCAAAGGACGTCGAGGAACGGATATTGGAGATGGCTGAAACGTTGAGGCGTATGCCGGCAGCGCGGGGCCCGAAGGCTTTCGGGAGTGCCATGCCCGAGACCGTCAGGAGCGTTTCAGAGGCGTTCGGCTATCAGCCAGCCAGATATCGGCAAACCGCGTCGGCGGGCGCCCTGGGGCGCATGGAGGGGGTATTCGGGTGGATCAACGCCCTGTCGGATGAGAACGAGCGCAAGCTGATTTACGCTTGGTCCTGGGTGAAGGTCCGAAAAGGCGTCACCATCGCCCGATTTGCGGAAGAAAATCTCCTCAATGAGCGAACTCTTCGCCGCGCTATAACCGCTATCTGCCAAAGCATCGCGGACATCCTCAACCAAAAAGGCCAGTTTCGGCTTGGTGGGGCGGATTTACAGGTGTCCGAAACACAGGCAGATATCACGTCAACAACGGTATCGTCCGAAAAGTGCGTCACACACTGGCGCGATTCGGACGCTAAGCCGCACATCGACCCTGCTCTCGCACCCCTGAGAGTAATCGAAACCCGGCAAGCCCGGGCGCGGTGAAGTTCAAGGCCAACAGCGGCGCGAACGTGAAGCGCGACGACGGGAAAAGCTACAGGCCGCATAGAAGCACGCATATTTCGAGCGCCGTTTTGTAAACCACCACAGCCCGCCCGGTTCGCCGAGGCGGGCTTTCTCGTTCCCGATCCCGACAGATCAAGACGTTGCGCAACGGGCGGGCGGGATGTCGGTCCCGCTCGTCCATCCTTCCGACAAAGGACATCGATATGAGCTATCTCAGCTGGGGTGATAACGATCACCGCTTCGGACCCTTCCTGTTTGCCCGCGACCGATCCTACAAGCGCCTTGAGATGGTGCTCGACAGCGGCAAGGGCGGCGGCAATCGTCTTCGGTTCGGTTTCTACGGGGTGACCTTCATCATCGCGCTGCCGCGCATCATCAAGCCCTATGTCGGCTGGGTCGATCTAAGCGGGAGAGACTGGGCGAAACCGGGACCCGATGGGCGCCAAGGCTACGAGGAAGTCGATGAGCGCAGCTACGGCTTCACTGTCTTCGAGGGCCACATGTCCGTCAAGCTCGGCCGGCAGACGATGGACAGCAGCACGACACAATCGTGGGGGTGCTTCCTGCCATGGACGAATTGGCGATATGTCCGCAAGTCTTGGTACGGGCTGGATGGCGAGCATCTCCGCACCGACTGGGAAAGCAAGGATCGAGAAGTCCGCTTCGCAGCCTTCCGGGTCCAGCGTGAATTCGAAGAGACGATGCCCAAAGCCGTATTCGCCTTCAAGGACTACGACGGAGAGGAATTGACCGCGACGACACATATCGTCGAGGCAGAGCATCGCTTTGGTACCGGCTACTTCAAGTGGCTGTCTCTCTTTCGCCCGCGCAGGATCCGTCGATCTCTTGACATTCAGTTCAGCGGCGAGACCGGTAAGCGCAAGGGCTCGTGGAAGGGCGGCACCATCGGCCACGCGATCAACATGGAGCGCGGCGAGCTACACGAGGCTGCCTTCCGTCGCTACTGCGCGCAGAACAACATGACATTCGTAGGCACAGCGCCATGATCCGCCGCATCATCATCCTCTCCCTCATCACCATAGGCGCGGTAATCGCTGCGCACTTCCTGTCTGGGTGCCAAGGGTACCAACCACCGGGGCAGGATCTGTGGCTCGCGCTGCCGAGGAAGTAACAACCCAACCAAGGAGACTGAAATGGAAACGGTGAACCTCTCCACGTTCAACGGCTTCAAGGTCGAAGTCGTGCCTGCCGGCACAAAGCTGCGCGGCATCCTGGGCAAGCAGCCGGAAGTAACGATCGACGACCGCACCATCGGTGTAGGTGGCAACCGCCTCTACATGACCGAGACCATCTGGGATCGCCTTAAGGGCGCCACTGCTGATGATCCGGCTGATGTGAAGGTAGAAGACAGCACCGTCGACGCCGAGCCGTCCGACGGCGTTGAGAAGACAGCACCGAAGAAAACCCCGGAACGCAAGAAGGCGGCCGAGAAGTAGGTCTCCTCAATTTGTGGACACCTCCATAGCCCTGCCGCGGGCCAAGCGGTTTTACCTTTTCAAGGTGACCCCGTGACAGCTTCCAGCCTCAATGCGCAGCAGCTTCGGTTCGTGCAGGAATACCTGCTTGACCTGAACGCCACACAGGCGGCCGTCAGGGCAGGCTACAGCGCGAAGACGGCCCACTCGCAGGGTCAGCGCCTGTTGAAGCATGTTGAAGTTCAGGCGGCCATTGCTGACGCTCAATACAAACGGGCCAAGAAGACGGAAACTGACGCAGCCTTCGTCCTCAAGCGTCTAGCTGAAGAGGTATCAGCCGACGTGGCCGATCTCTACGACGACGAAGGCCGGATGCTTCCGATCAAGCAATGGCCGCTGATCTGGCGGCAAGGCCTGATCGCAGGGATCGACATCGCTGAAGAGACCGGGGACGACGGGAAGACGAAGGTCACCGTCCGCAAGGTCCGCATGTCCGACCGCATCAAGCGGCTTGAACTGCTCGGCAAGCATATCTCGGTCAACGCCTTCCGTGACCAGGTTGGCCATGGAGATCCGGACGGCAACCCGCTTCCGGCTCCTGTGGTCGACGAACTGTCGAAGAACGACATAGCGCGCCGTGTGGCGTTCCTTCTTGCTCAGGGGCTCAACAGTGCAGCTAAGTGAGGTTCTGGCCGCCCTTGACGCTCTCCAGCCCGAAGCGCGGCAGGAGATTATCGATCAGGCCATGAAGTCCAGCGACGGCCGGTACATGATCCCGAACCCAGGCCCACAGACCGACGCATGGTTCTCGGAAGCCGATGAGACCTTCTACGGCGGTGCTGCAGGCGGGGGGAAGACAGCGCTCCTTTGCGGAATGGCCCTTGAAGAGTACCAGCCGGCGCTGATCCTTCGCCGCCAGGCCACTCAGATCAAGGGCATCGAAGACGAGATCGCACGCATGCTCGGCAGTCGTGCCGGGTACAACAGTCAGTCGCACGTCTGGCGCCTTCCTAAGGGCGGCAAGATCGAACTGGGCGGCGTGCCGAACGAAGCGGACAAGGAGAAGTATCAGGGCCGGCCGCATAGGCTGAAGGGCTTCGACGAGATTACACAGTTCTCCGAGAGCATGTATCGCTACATTATCGGCTGGCTTCGCGATGCTGACGGCGCTCGCTGCCGGGTGCTGGCAACAGGCAACCCACCAACCTCCGCTGAAGGGATGTGGGTCATCAGGTACTGGGCACCATGGCTTGATAAGTCACACCCCAACCCGGCCAAGTCTGGCGAGCTTCGTTGGTTCACGACGGTCGACGGCGAGGACATGGAGGTTGACGGCCCGGGACCGCACGAGATCAACGGCGAGCAGGTCACCGCTCGATCGAGAACGTTCATTCAGTCGAAGCTCGAAGACAATCCAGACCTGATGGCAACGGGCTATAGCTCCACGCTTGAGGCTCTTCCGAAAGAGCTTCGCGACCGTATGCGCCACGGCCTGTTCAACGTGCAGACTGAAGACGCGCCGGGGCAGGTGATCCCGTCGAAGTGGATCCAGCTTGCGATGGCTCGCTGGACGGATCGCCCGCCGGAAGACGTGCCAATGACCGCAGTCGCTTGCGATGTGGCGCAAGGCGGCAAGGACAAGACACAGATCCAGAGCCGCCACAGCTGGTGGTATTCGCGATTTGACAGTCACCCAGGCAAAGACACGCCGGATGGCCCTACAGTTGCAGGCCTGATCATCAAGCAGATGCGGGACCGCTGCCGGGTGGTTGTCGATGCTGGCGGCGGCTACGGCGGGGACACCCTGACGCAGCTCGCACACGCCGATGTCGATTGCTACGGGTTCAAGGGTGGGTCCGGTTCGGCCTCGACGACACGCGAGGGCATGTACGGGTTCAAAAACCTGCGCAGCCAGGTCGTGTGGCAGTTCCGTGAACAGCTGGACCCTGAATACGGATCGCAGATCGCGCTTCCGCCTGATCCAGAGCTTGAGGCTGATCTATCCGCCTTCCGCTACGAGGTCAGGGCAAGTGGCGGCGGCGAGGAAATCGTCGTCCTGCCAAAGGAAGAGATGAAGGAAATGCTCGGCCGCTCGCCTGACAAGGGCGACACGACGGTCATGCTTTCCGCTTCGACACTGGGTGGCCTCAAGCGCCCGAAGGCAGCGCAGGAGCGTCGGGACGAGAAAGCCCGTCGCCTGCAGTCTGTCACGTCCAACAGCGCCATGAAGGCCAGACTAAGAGGAAAACGCTAATGGGTGGACTGCTAGGCGGTGGGAAGCAACAGAAGGTGGAGTATCCTGACCCGGAGCCACCGGCCACGATGCCAGATCCCGATGATCCGTTGGCAAAGCGCACGCGCCGCAAGACGGCCGGCGCCATCGCCACAACCAGCAGCTCGACTGCCGACAAGCTGGCAACCGTTCCCGGCACGATTGGCCGCGAATTCTCCCGTTCAACCCTTGGGGCAAACTGATGAGTGATCAAGCGGGCCGCGACCTGATGGCGATGGACTCGCGCATGTTCTCGTCCAAGGGAACGCTCGACAGCCTCCACCAGGAGATTGCCGAGTATTTCTACTGCGAGCGGGCGAACTTCACGCAGGATATCAGCCTCGGGCAGGAATTCGCCTCGCACCTGACCGACTTCTATCCGACGCTGGTGCGCCGCGAACTGGGTGACCAGATCGGCGCCATGGTCAGGCCTTCGGATCGCCAGTGGTTCAAGGAAGCGGCCTCGAACGAGAGCATCTCTCGCGATCGGGAGGCTGCTGGCTTCCTGGAATTCATGACAGACGTCAATCGAGCGATCCTTTATTCGAAAGACAGCGGCTATCGACGCGCCGCGAGCGAGGTCGAGCACGACTTTTCCGCCTTCGGCATGGGCTGGATGCAGGTCAGCTACAACAAGAAGCGCGATAACCTGCTGTTCCGATGCCACCACCCGAAGAAGATGGCAGGGTGTGAAGGCCCCGACGGCCAGGTCAACCACGTCCACCGCAAGGAAGACATGACCGCGCACGTGATGGCCTACCATTTCGGCGAGGCCAAGCTGCCGCAGCCGGTGAAGAACGCGCTCAAGGAGAAGGACGAGAAGACCACCTGGAAGGTCCGACATGTCTTCATCCCGCTCGACAAATACGACCCGTACAAGAAGTTTCCGAAGGGAGCGAAGTGGGCCGACCTCTACGTGATGGAGGATGGCACGATCCTTCAGGAGACGCCGGCATTCACCTTCGATTACGTCGTGCCAAGGTGGAAGACAGTCAGCGGCAACTTCTATGCCTTCAGCCCTGCCACCATCATTGCCCTGCCTCAGGCTCGCATGATCCAGCGCATGATGCTGACCATCATCGAGGCGGGCGAGAAGCAGGTCGATCCGCCGATGATTGCCACGCAGGATGCCGTGCTGTCGCCGATCGATCTCTCGTCCAACGGCGTGACCTACATCGATAGCGAGTATGACGAGCGACTTGGTGCTGCGCTGCGGGCTGTCGATCTCGGCAAGAATACCGGCCTCGGCGTTGACCTGATCAATGATGCCCGCGCTCGCCTCGCTGACGCCTTCTACATCAACAAGCTTCAGCCGCTTGCTTCTGCGCAGCGCCAGAAGACAGCCTATGAAACCTCGCAGTTGGTGTCTGAGTACATCCGCAACGCGCTGCCTTTGTTCGACCCGATCGAGGACGAATGGACAGGCCAGACGCTGGACTTGGTCACCGAGAAGGTCATGCGCGCTGGCGGCTACGGTCAGGTCGATCGCAGCGGCATTCCGGTTGATATGCCTGACATCCTGCTCGGCCAGAACATAACCCACGAGTTCAACAACAGCCTGAAGGAAGCCAGAGACCAGCAGGTGATCAACGGCTTCCAGCAGAGCGGCGCCCTTCTTCAGGCGGGCATGGTTTTCGATCCGACCCTCCGGACGGACGTCGATATCCGGAAATCCTTCCGTGACGCGTTCGGTGTGGTGCCTGGCAATCGGGCCGACTGGCTTGTCGATGAGAAGCAGGCGGAAGCGGCTCGCCAGCAGATGCAGCAGCAGATGGCACAGCAGCAGCAGCTTCAGGACGCCGGCAACGTCGCCGATGTCGCCGGTCGAGCAGGGCAGGCTGCGCAGGAAGTGCAGGGGGCGATGAATGGCTAAGCGAGCTTATCGCCCTTGGTACCCGGTCAAGGTCAACGCGGACAACTCTCAGCCTGCCCATGACCTCGAAATCCGCAAGGCCGACTGCGTTGCCCTTCAGGCCTTCGCTGCAGGTATTGCGACTGAAGACCAGCAGAAGCGCGCGTTCGCTGCGATCCAGCACATATGCGGCGCCAATGACCTGGAATACCTGCCAGCCGAGCATGGCGGGGAGCGCGACAGTGCGTTCAAAAGCGGGAAGCGGCACATAGCCCTGCAGCTCCGCAAGCTTGTTTCTTTCCCTTTAGATTTGTTGACAGGTGAAAAAGATGGCTGATGAAAACAATGCCGGTGGTGAAGTAGATCCGAACGCAGGCGGTGCCGGTGGTGGTGCCGGCGGAGAAGGTGGTGCAGGCGCAGGTGCTGGTAAAGCAGGCGGCGAAGGCGGAAACGGCTCAGACGGTGGTGGTGCCGGCGGCGCTGGCGCTGGTGGTGCTGATGGTGCCGAGCTTCAGGCCTTCCGTGAAAAGCTGGCCGGTGGTGACCCAGCCATCGCCAAGCAGCTCGAGCGTTACAAGTCGATCGATGCCATTTCTCGCGGCTTCCGCGAGGCCTACCAGACCGCGAAGACGGCAGGCAAGGCCACGGCGCTGACGGACAAGTCCACGCCCGAAGAGGTGAAAGCCTTCCGTGCGGCTAACGGCATCCCTGACGATGCTGCGGCCTATCCCGGCGACTTCCGCGAGGGCTTCAAGCCCAGCGATGAGGACAAGGCCATCCTCGGGGATTTCAAGTCGGCCATGCATGCCAAGAACGTTCCTCCAGGCGCTGCCGCCGCTGCACTGGATTGGTATCAGGACTTCGCCACCGCCCAGCAACAGCAGCTTGACGGCAACTTAGCGAAGGTCGCCAAGGAAACGCAGGCTTCCCTTCGCAACGAATGGGGCGGCGAGTACGACGGCAATATCGCAGCAGCCGAACAGCTGATGACGACGCACCTCGGCGCTGAAGGCTTTCAGCGGATGATGGGCCTCCGTATGACGGACGGCTCCCGGCTGCAGGACGATGCCGAGTTCGTAAAGATGATGGCGCAGATCGGTGCCGACTACTACGGCGGCACGGCCATCCTGACAGGCGATGTGGAAACCACCGCTCGCACCGTTCAGGAGAAGATCGACGAGCTTCTGGAGCTTCGGCAGAAGGATCCAGCGAAATACAAGAGCGACGACGTTCAGCAGAAGATTACCTCGCTGTACGCCCAGCGCGACAAGATCAACGCCCGCAAGGGCTGATTACCTCCCGCGGCATCCCGGCAACGGCCCCGCAAGACTACTCGAAACTGAAAAGATGATGTGACGCCCCGTTCAAAGCGACGGCGCGGCCCCTTGGCATGTCCAAGGCACCCCGCACCTGCAGCGATCGGCACCCTGATCTCGTCTGAAATCAACCTCCCAAGCATCAACACGAAAGGTTTTTGTCGATGCCTTACGCAATCACAAAAGACCAGTACCGTGATGAGTGGGTCGTCGCATTTCAGCGCGGCGAAACCTACCTCAAGGACTCGGTCACCCGCGAAATCATGATCTCCGGCCTCAATGCAAAGTTCGCTTTGCAGGGCGCCGCCGGCCGCATGACTGAACGCGGTACCAACGGCCTCATTCCTTCCCGCAATCGCACGGACACGCAGCCGACGATCACGCTGAAGGAAAAGCACTCGAAGGAAACCCAGACCGGTTTCAACGTCTTCACCGCTCCCGCGAACCTCCGCGAAGCGATGCAGAATGCAGGTGCTCTCACGGCCTCCCGCGAAGTCGACTACACCATCACCGACGCACTCGCGACGGCGACGAACGTCTATGCGGGTGGTACCGCGCAGACGCTGACCTATGGCAAGGTCGTCGATGAGCTTTCCGCGCTCTGGCAGAACAACGTCATGCCTGGCGCTGAAATCACCTGCCTGTGGACGCCGAAGGCATGGGCTCGCCTGCTCACCTTCAACCAGTTCCTGTCTGCCGACTATGTCGACGCCAAGCCGCTCGCCGGCCTCGCGCTCGATCGTCCGAAGATGTGGCTGGGCGCGAAGCACATCATGCACACTGGACTGCCGGGAATGGGAACTGCCACGGCGTCCAACTTCATCTTCGCCAAGCCTGCGGTTGGTTACGCCATCGCATCTGGCGATATCCAGGTCGAGTCTGGCTACAACGGCGAGGACGACTACAGCTGGGATCGTGCGACCCTCTACGACGGCGCCACGATCCTGCAGCAGGCCGGTGTCCTCAAGGTGGTCACCGACGACACCGCTGCATTCACGTAAGGAGGCCTTGAACCATGGCTTATGAAACCGCAGGCTTCAAACTCCTGACCGATGGTCTTTCCGGCCCCAGCACCATGAAGACATGGCTGCTGGATTCGGTGGACGCCATCGCCACCGTCAACACTACTAACTACGTGTCGGACGGTTACAAGAAGGGCGCCCGCCAGGGCGATCTCGTCTGGGTTCGCACCAAGACGACGACGATTGGCGGCCCGACCACGGCGGTTAACCTGTGCTTCGTCATCGATGAGGCCACCGGCTCTGACGGCCTGGGCATCGACTTGACCGACGGTCTCGTCGTGACGCCGACCGATACCGACTAAACACCGGTATCCTTCGGGAGGTGGGCAACTGCCTCCCGTTTCCCTTTCCATTTTTCGTAGGTGAAAACCATGTCCACAGCAGCAAGGCTGGCGGGGCATCGCTTCATGCAGGCCGACTACGCGATCGGCCGTTACGCAGCGACAGTGCCCGCAGAAACCACGCTCGACGATGTCACGCATCCCGAGTTCTTCGCAAACCACCTGAATTCGTTTCGGGTCGGCATGTTGATCAGCATCCTTTCCGACGATCAGAATCTTGATTGCGATCTGCGCGTCCTGTCGGTCACCAAGACCACTGCAAAGGTTCGGGTTCTGCGCGTGTTCGACGAGAACAAGGCTCCGAAGGTCAAGGATGCAGAAGTGTCCGACGCCATCGTCAGCCATGGTGGGCCGCACCACAAATGGCGGTTCATTCATAACGGCGAAATCATCCAGTTCGGCTTCGATACGAAGGACGCCGCCGAGAAGGCCGCGGCCAAGCATATCGAGCTTCTGAAAGGCGAATAACCGATGGCGGACAAGCTGCAGGTATGGCGGCAGGCTCTAGTTCACCTAGAGAAGCCCACAATCACCACACTCTCCGATGACGTCGAGGCTGTTTACACCTTTGGCAACGCTTGGGCTGGTGTGGTCGAGGAGGCCTTCAACGCGGGTGACTGGAACTTCGCCAAGATGTCTGCAGCCTTGTCCGTCAATGGCGCCGTGACGCCTTCGGTCGGGTGGCAGTTCGCGCTGGATTACCCGGGCGACTGGATCCGGTCGCTGACGGTCAGCAATTCCCCGACGTTCTCGCCGTTCCTCGACTATCTCGACGAAGGCGGTCAGATCTATTCGAACACCAACATCATCTTCCTGCGCTACATCAGCAAAGCGAAGATGGCCGACGACCAGATCAGCAAATGGCCGACGATGTTTTGGAAATACGTCGCCGCAAAGCTGGCTTACGACACCTGCGGCCGCCTGACATCGGGCGACACGCTGGAGCAGAAGATCGAAAAGCGCATGGACAAGGCGCTGCGCCAGGCGAAGAGCGTCGACGCTAGGAACGAGAACAACAAGGTTCTCCCCCCAGGTTCGTGGATCAGGGCACGTATGGGCGGCACTGGCGGTCTTGGCGATCGGCGCGGCGGCACGCTTGTCGGCGGACAGATTACCTTCCAAGAGGGTGATGTCTGATGCCTCGGGTAAAAGCTCCGGTCTATTCCCTGAACGGCGGCGAGGTAGGCGACGAAGCGCTTTCGCGTCTGGATCTCGAACGCTTGCAGTTTGCCGGCTCGCTGTATCTGAACCAGCTTCCGCGTGTCGTTGGCTCTATGACGCTGCGCCCTGGCCTTGAACACATCACCAACATCGATGTCGGTGATGTAGCGCTGCTCGAATATTCCTTCTCCGGCGGCTCGGCACTCATTCCTGTCCTGTCGGACGGCGTTATGCGCGTCGTCAAGGACAAGGCATTCGTCAGCCGCGTGGCGGTTTCGACCGCTATCACCAGCGGCGATTTCAGTGCTTTCACCGGATGGACTGATGCCAGCGGGCTTGGCGCGTCGGCAACCGTCAACGCGGGCAACCTCGTTCTGTCTGGCACCACGCAGTCACGCGCGGTCGCTCGCCAGACGCTGACCGTCTCTGCTGGCGACCAGCCAAAAGAACATGCCGTCCGCGTGGACGTGGTCCGCGGCCCGGTCAACATCCGCCTTGGTACGACTGTTGGTGGCTCGGACATCCTCGAAGCGCTGGCGCTGGACGATGGTGTCCACTCGATCGCCTTTACGCCAGGCGCTGGCACGGTCTATCTCGAGCTATCGAATGACAATGCCCGCATTGCCCTGATCAACGCCTGCACGATCGAGGCGGCCGGTGACATGGTTGTCCCGACGCCGTGGACGCAAGCCGACCTCGCCGAAGAGCTTATTAGGTACCGCCAGCACAAGGACGTGCTCTACACGGCGTCCGGCGGCGTCTACCAGCAACGCATGATCCAGCGGCGCAGCGCCACGAGCTGGGGGGTACAACGCTACAAGGTTGACGATGGCCCATTCGTGTCATCAGATGGCGTCACCGCCCTGTCGCCGAGCGCGCTGACGGGCAATATCACGCTGGCCGCAAGCCGGAACTTCTTCACGCCGAAGATGATTGGCCGCTTGTTTCGCATCTTCCAGAGCGGACAGACGGTCAACGAATCTTTCACCAGCGCACCAGCCAATGGCGCCTATATCCGCGTTGCCGGCGTCGGCGCGGCGCGTTCCTTCAGTTGGTCGATCACAGGCACATGGGTCGGCGCCGTCCGCCTGCAGGTCTCTGTTGATGACGGGTCCGGCAATCCTTCCTCGTGGAGCGATATCGGCACCTACACCACGAACACGTCGAGCAGCTATCAGGACAGCGACAACAACGTCGTGAAGTACTTCCGCTTTGCCGTCGCGTCCGGCGGCTACACCAGCGGCACGATCGTCACCGCCCTTGTTTACGGCGGCGGCAGCCAGTCGGGCATTGTTCGTGTCACGGATTACACAAGCCCCACCGCCGTCAGCGCGGAAGTGCTCAAACGCCTGTATTCCACTACGTCAACGTTCGAATGGGATACGTCAGTCTGGTCTGACTACGACGGCTGGCCAACGGCGGTTCAGGTGTTCGGCGGCCGGCTCTACTGGGGGCAGGGTGATTTCATCTACGGTTCGGTGCCGGATGCCTACAAGAGCTTCGACGACACGGTCGAAGGTGATTCCGCGCCGATCGCCAGATCAGTTGGCGCCGATACCGATCGAGGCATCCTGTGGCTGCTCGGCCTTCAGCGCTTGCTCGCCGGGACCGATGCCTCCGAAATCTCCGTCAAGGCGTCCAGCTTCGACGAGCCGCTGACCGCAGGCGCCTGGTTCCCGGTGGAAAGCTCCACTCGCGGATGTTCGGATCTCCGCGCGGTGAAGTGCGACAAGGACGGTATCTTCGTGCAGACGTCCGGTACCGCCATCTTTGCACTTTCAGCAGAGCAGGGGACGCTCGACTACGGATCGACCGACCTGACGGCCATGCATGAGGAAATCTGCGACGGATATGCGGTGGTTGATATCGCCGTCCAGCGCCGGCCAGACACGGTCCTATGGCTGATACTCGCAAACGGGGAAGCTCGGGCGCTGACCTACGAGCCATCGGAAAAGGTGGTGGCGTGGTCGCGGGTAGTAACCGACGGCTTGTTCAAGCGCGTCAGCTCAAACCGCGGCGCAGGTCAGGACGGTGTCTATTTCGCTGTAGTGCGCAACGGCACGCAGCGCCTCGAGCGCCTAGCCGACATGAAGGACTGCAAGGGCGGTCCAATCAACTGCCTCGCCGACGCGTTCACGCGCTTCTCTGGCGCGCCGGCTACCGTCTTCAGCGTGCCGCACCTCAATGGCCGACAGGTAACGGTCTGGGCAGACGGCAAGGCCGTGAATGATCAGGACAACCTTTACACCGTGACCGGCAATCAGGTGACGCTTGCCGTGGCCGCCAGCAACGTTGTCATCGGTCTGCCCTACGTCGGGCGCTGGCAGTCGACAAAGCTGGCATACGGGGCTGCTGGTGGCACGGCGCTATTCCAGAAGAAGCGGGTTTCGCAGCTCGGGCTCTACCTTACGAACACGATGCTCGACGGCCTTCGTGTCGGGAATACCTTCGACACCCTTCGAAAACTGACCACCACGAAGAGCGACAAGCCGATCGCGCCGAACACGCTCTACAAGACGTATGACGCCGACATGATGAGCGTTTCGAGCGACTGGGACACCGACAGCCGTATCTGCCTTGAGCATCGCTCTCCGTACCCCTTCACGGCGGCGTCGCTAGTCATGGACGTCAAGACGAATGGCTGAGATCCGGCAGGCCACAGACGACGATATCGCCCGGTTCTACGGTGCGATCGAGTTCAAATCCCAATGGGTGGCGAGGGCGCTACGGAATGGAAGGCTGATTGCTGGATTTGGCGGTGCGCTGGAGACGGCAGACGGCGTTTGGTTCGCCTTCCTTGACGTGCCGCCGCAGTATCTCAAGCCGTCGATCTACCGCCATATCGTGGCAGGCATCCATGAAGCGAAGAGCAAAGGCGCCAAGGTCATCAAGGCGCGATGCGACACACGCATCCCTCGCGCGGAAGCGCTCCTGAAGCATCTGGGATTTCTGCCCACCGACGAAGTCGTCGATAACGAGGTAATTTGGGAATGTCAGGTTTCGAACTGATTGCTGGCCTTGCAGGCCTTGCCGGGACGGCGATGCAGGTTGCCGGCACCATGGAGCAAGGCCGCGAGGACAAGGCTCGATATCAATACGAGCAAAAGGTCAACGAGCAGCAGGCAGACGAAGCCGTTGCCGCCAGCCAGCGTGACGCGGCGCAGCGCTACAAGGAAGGGCAGTTTCTCCTTTCGCAGCAGCGCGCGACCGTGGCGGGTTCTGGCGGGTCTATTTCCGATGCATCCGTCATCGATCTGATGGGCGATACCGCCGACGCAACGGCATATGCTGGCCAGTCCGAAATCTATAAGGGCGAACAGCAGGCGCGAGGCTACAACGATGCTGCCGCCGTGGCTGGATACAACGCCAATTCGGCGATGAAGGCGGCCCGTATAGCAGCTGCCGGTCAGCTGTTTGGCGGTGTCTCGTCGATGTTCAGCCGCTTCGGGCAGCAATCAGCGAAGACGGCGCCCGCCTCGACAATCAAGCAACCGTACGTGGGGCCTCGCTAATACATGGTCAATATCCCGACTTCTCGCGACGTAGGCTATGCCGGCACGCGCTCCGGCCGCATTGCGCCCAATGGTCCGACGCCTATGGTCGGTGCAGCCATTGCCAACGCCGGCCAGCAGGTCGTTCAGGCTGCCTACAACATCAACGACCTGCGCACGCAGGAACAGGCTGACGTCCTCAATGACAAGTCGAACACTGTATCGACGAACCTGAACAAGTTCCTCAATGAGGAGGAGCAGTCTTTCCTCAAAGCCCGGGAGGGATCGAGCGAAAGCGGTATCGGTTTCACCCGCCAGTTCATGGAGGGATACCAGCAACGCGCCAACGACTTCGCGAAGGCCAATTTCGAAGGGCTCAATGAAGACGCGCAGACGGGTTACCTGAATAACATCCTGGCGCGTGGAAATTCGCTATTCGAGAAGGCCTCGGCCTACGAAAACACGGTCAAGGGCGAATACTACGACCGCTCGACGAAGCAGTCGCTTGACGGCATCCGCACCAGCATCCAGTCGAACGGCGCACCCTACGAGGACTTGAAGAAGCAGGGCCTCGCGGCGATCGATGCGACCAACATGCCGGAGCCGTGGAAGGCCGAGCGCCGCGCGCAGTGGGATTCCGACGCTGCCGAAAGCAAATGGAAATGGGAGTTCTCCCAGAACCCAAAGGCGGCCCTTGCTTCCATCAGCCCGAACGGAGGCGGCTCGGTCGTCGATCGCATCATCGGCATTGAAAGCGGCGGGAACGACAATGCCCAGAACCCGACGTCCTCGGCAGGCGGTGCGGGTCAGTTCATCGACAGCACATGGCTCTCGATGGTCAAGAAGTACCGCCCGGATGTTGCCGAGGGGAAGAGCGCACAAGATATTCTCGCCATGAAGTCTGACGGTTCACTCTCTCGAGACATGACGGCTCGCTACGCGCAGGAAAACAGCGCGTTCCTTCAGAACCAGGGCGTTGCGACCACGGACGGCAATGTCTATCTCGCCCACTTCCTTGGCCCTCGCGGGGCTGCGCAGGTTATCAAGGCCGATCCAAACGCCCCGATCGCTTCGGTTGTGGGGCCGGATGTCGTCGGCGCGAATCCGTTCCTGAACGGCAAAACGGCAGGCGACGTTCGCGCATGGGCGGAAAAGAAGATGGGTGGCGCCGGCACAACTCCACCTTCTGACTACAGCAAGATTTCCTACGAACGCCGGGACCAGCTGTATAAGCAGGGCGAGCAGGACTATGCGCAGGAGCAGACGCGCCAGCGCACCGCGATCAAGGACGATTTCAACCTTCAGATCGCCCGCAATCCGCAGCCGCAGCTCGAAAGCCAGATCCTCCGAAACAGCACGCTCGACAACGGCGACAAGGCTTCGCTGATCAATGCCCTTCACACTGCCGTCAAAGAGAATGCAGGCGTTCCCGAGCTCATCTCCGCGATCGGTGCCGGCAAGGGCTCCATCAACGCTTTCGACGGCGAACAGACGAAGGTGGCGGAGAAGGCCTACGACCGCATGATCACCGGCGCGTCGGGCGAGGACAAGCAGGCGATCACCTCCGGCTTTATCGCCCAGACCGGCTACATCCCTAAGGCCGTGCAGGCTGAACTTCGCCGCGGGTCGATCTCGACCGACGCTGCTGCCGTCGCACAGTCGATGCAGGCGGCCGACGTCCTGCAGAAGAATGCGCCCGTGTCGTTCTCGGCAATGGATGGCGGCGCGGCCGTTCAGAAGAAGCTTGATCTGTACCGGTCATATACACGCGACATGGGATACTCGGCAGATGAAGCGGCAAAGCGGCTCGTCGACGCCGACAATCCCGAGAAAGCTGCCCAGCGCGAAGCCCTGCTGAAGTCGAAGACGGTCGCGGACGCGGTGAAGCTGGTCGACTCCTCGACCATCGCTGCATCATTCGATGACAGTATCGCCGGATGGAGGACGAACCCGTCGCTTGGTCCTACGCCTGCAGCAGAGGCGGCTATGGTGGCCGACTATCGATCGCTCTACCAGGAAGCAATAGTTGACGCAGGTGGCGATTTGACTGTCGCGAAGAAGGCGGCTGATCAGCGGTTTCAGCGTACTTACGGTGTCACCAGCTTCACGCCGATGGGCTCGAACGTTGTGGTGAAGTACCCGCCCGAGAAGGTTTATCCCGCCGCTCCCGATGGAACGCACACCTACATTCAGACCCAGTTGAATGAGGTCATGAAGGCGGAAGGCGTGAGCGCTGATCAGTTCTTCCTGCAGCCTGACGACATCACCGGGCAGGACGTTCGCGCCGGGAAGCCACCCAGATACGCAGTTTTCTACAAGAAGGATGGAAAGCTCGAGCGATTCAATCTCCCGTTCTATGCCGATCCTGAAGCTTCGCAGAAATTCTTTCAGGAGCAGAAAGAAGGCCGCGTGCGCGCCTCACAGCAGCGCATGACAGACAACCGCGATCGAACGATCGAGGAAGGCAAGGCGGTGACGGATGCGATGAATAGCACGGTCGGTCCCGCGTGGATGAAGGCCAGAGCCGCGCAGACGGCGCAGGAGAAGCTTCGCATGCAAGAAATGATGCCAGGACCATTGAACCCGTCAACTGCGGGCGTAGGCGGCGGCGGAGGTGGTTTCTGATGCCGTTGGACAGAAGCAATCCTTTCACCGACGTCGGCACTGTCGGCATTTCCGACTACGACACGCCAGATCCGTCCTTTCTCACGACGCTGGAAGCGAACTTGCGTCAAAATGGCCTCATCGGTTCTGCAATCACGAGGGCCGGCATCAATATCAACGCCGGCAACAGGCAGCAGATCGACCAGACCTATAACGTCTACGACGATCCTGACATGAAGCCATACCTCGACGAAGATCCGTCGCGGGGGGAGAACATTTTCAGCAAGCCCGCCGCCGATGCTTTGCGTGCGCAGGTAGACCAAGAGAAGAAGGATCGCGAAACGCTCGATGCGAGTGGGTGGACCAACTATCTCAGCTCTACCGCCATCACACAACTGACAGATCCTACGATCCTTGTTCCTGGTGGCGAATTTGTGAAGGCTGGTAAGGGTGGCTTTTCCGTGCTGAAGACTGCTGCATCCGTTGGTGTTGCAGCTGGCGTCGGAACAGTGGCGCAGGAAGCGGGATTGCAGGCCACTCAGGAAACCCGCACTGCCGCTGAAAGCGCTATGGCGGTAGGCGGTTCCGTACTCCTCGGCGGGCTCATCGGCTCAGTCGGCGCCAAGTTCTTCAATCACCGTGAATTCTCTGCGATTGGCAAGGCGATCGAGAACGATTTCACAAACGATCTGCCCGATATCGTCGATGTCACCGACACGGCGATCAAGCGCGCGCAGGCGGCCGGCGCTGCCGCTGTCGATGAAGTAGACATGTCCGACCTTGGCGTCGGTGGCGGCAAGGCGGCCGAACTGGTGACGCGCGCTACCGCAGCCGCTCGCATCAATCCCGGCGTTCAGACTATGCTTTCGCCTTCGGTGAAGGTGCGCGAGTTCTATAACAAGCTCGTCGACAACCCGATCTACACGACCATGAACATGGAGGGCCGATCGCTCGGCGCTGACGTGGAGAATTCCGTCAAGCTCTACGAGCGCGGCGCCGTCGGCGACTGGCTTGGTTCATCGCGGAAGCTTTATCGCGAAGCGCGCAAGAACGGCTTTCAGGGCTCGCTGACCGACTTCAACCGGGCTGTCGCGCTGGCCGGCCGCCGTGGTGACGTGGATATCAATGGCAATGCCTTCGTCACCCAGGCGGCGCAGGAGGCCCGCACCAAGATCTTCGATCCTCTATTCGAGCGAGCGAAGGCCCTTGAGTTGCTGCCTGAAGACGTCAAGACGACGACCGCCGCCTCCTACGTGACGCGCTTGTGGAACCGACAGAAGCTGATCGGTGAAGAGGGCCGCTTCCGCGAGATCGCGCGTCGGTACTTCTCCGAGCAGTTGGATAAGGCTCTGATCCGGCAGGAAGAGCGCCAGGTCGGTAACAAGATCGTGGATTCGCTCTACGTCGACGATCGGATGGACCGTGCTTTTGAACGCCTGAACAATGTGCAGAAGCGCCTCGACGAACGCGCCGCGCTGCGCAGCCGGAAGAATGCGGACATCGATCGCAACATCGCCGGCCGCGAAGAGATGGTCAGTCAACGCCCGCCGCAACAGGTGGTCGAGATCCTGAAGACGGCGAAGGATGACGACACCCTTCTACCTGCGATCAAGGAAGCGAAGAAGGCCGAGCGGCTTTTGAACAAGAAGCCAACCTATGCGGAGCGATACCCGGTACTTGACGTCTTCAAGCAGTGGGGCGGTGTGCGCGTCGGCGGCAAGCTCGACAAGGAACTGCGCGCCATGGGCGTCAATCCGAAGTCGCACCCGGGGCTTTTCAACAGCAAGAGGGGTCTCGGCTCCGGTGATACGATCGTCTGGGGTGAACACCAGGTACTCAAGGACAATTTTCACGAAGGCGCCAACGGCTACGCAGATCCGGGTGATTTGCTCGATGCCGTTCGTCGCGAGATCGCCGGCGACCCTATCCGCACCAACGAGGCGGCAGCCAGGGCGTCCGATGCCGAAGCACTGACCGAGAATATTGGTGACTGGCTGAAGTCTGTCGGTCTGCCCGAAAATGCATCCGTCAAAGAAATCCGCGATCTGCTTCAGAAGACGACCGGCCGGGAGAAGTCGATCGGGGAAGTCGAAGGCCGCATCAACCGCCTGCAGCAGGAGATTGCCGACTTTGACAAAGCAAGCCAGGCCATTCACGACGAGCGGATCATTTCGGATGCAGAGGCTCGCAAGGTGGCGAAGGAGCTTGCCGACCTCGAAGAGCAGATCAATGCAAGCGCTGATCTCGCGCGCGAATCGCCGGCGATCGGCCGCATGGTTGACTATGCCAAGGCGCGCCGCGAATACGGCTCCGCGCGCTATGAAAAGGTTCGCGTGACAAACCGCCTCGAGGCTTTGAAGCTCGTACAGTCCGAAGGCAGACAGACGCCTGCCATGAAGGCTGAAATCGAGAAGCTGACGGCCCAGGCAAAGGAGATCGATCAGCGCATCGCAAAGGCGACAAAGAAGTCTGACACGCTGAAGCCAACTCTTCCGAAGCAGAAGGAAGAAATCCCTGATTTCATCAGCCCCGAGGACCGGGCGGATTACATCGAGGAGATCGTCAGCTCGGTCTTCAACAACTTGACGGGCAAGGGTGCCGGCGATGTTCCTGAATGGCTGGTACCGGTGAAGCGTGGACCGCTGAAGGAACGCACCTTCAACATTCCGGACGAACGTGTCGAAGACTTTCTCGAAAACGATATGGAAGTCGTGCTGCGCCGCTATGCCCGCACCATGGGCGCGGAGGTGGAGCTTGCCCAGAAGTTCGGTCGCCCCGACATGAAGGAGCAGTTCGAGGCGATCACCCGTGACTACGAGGAGCTTCGTTCGACGGCGAAGACCCCGGCCGAGCGCGAGAAGTTGAGCAAGGCGGAAGCTCGTGACGTGAAGAACCTCACGGCCTTCCGCGACATGATCCGTGGCACGTACAAAGCCGCTGATGAGGGCAGCGACTGGAGCAAGATCACGCGCGCTGCGCTGACTTGGAACTATCTCCGCTTGATGGGCGGCGTCACCCTAACCAGCTTGACGGACGCCGCCAGCATCCTCGGCAAGTTCGGTGCGCGCCAGATCATGACGGACGGACTGCCAGCCCTCGTGTCCGGTACCCGGGCCGCGAAGATTGCTCGTCAGGACGCCCGCGACCTCGGCGTCGTCACCGAGCGGGTGTTGCAGTCACGCCTGGCTAACCTCGCTGACCTACAAGACCCATACGCCCACGGCTCCAAGTTCGAGCGCTTCCTGTCGAACACCTCGAACGCGTTCACCAAGGCTACGGGGCTGGGCTACTGGAACGACACGTTGCGCACGGTCGTCGCGGTAATGTCGCAGAACCGCATGCTTCGCAACGCCACGAATTGGGCCGCCGCCGACAAGGCGGAGAAGGCCTACATGGCAATGCTCGGCATCGACGAGGACATGGCGCAACGCATCGCCGGCCAGTTCCAGCGCCATGGCGTCGAGGAAGACGGCATTTTCGGCGCCAACGCGTCGGCGTGGGACGATGATGTCGCCCGTCGCGCATGGGCCGCAGCCTTGAACAAGGACGCCGACCGTACGGTGATCATGAAGGGCGTGGCTGATAACCCGCTCTGGATGAAGTCGAACGTCGGTAAGCTGCTCTTTCAGTTCAAGTCATTCTCGCTCGCCAGCCATCAGCGTGTGTTGATCGCAGGCCTTCAGGAGCGGCCGCACCGCCTCGCCGAGCAGCTGGTCTATGCGACCGGCCTGGGCATGATGATCTCCTACCTGAAGTACGTCGAGCGCGGCGATGTCGACGAGGCGAATAAGCTTCTTGAAAATCCGGGCCTCTGGATCGCGAACGGCGTCGATCGCTCCGGCATCCTCGCCATTCCGTTCGAGTTTTCGAACACGGCGGAGAAGGTCGGCCTTCCCGGCATCATGACAGCGGCGTCGGCAGTGGCGGGTGACAAGGGCAGGGGAACGGCATCCCGCTTCGCCAGCCGTGGCACGTTTGGCGCGTTCGCCGGCCCTACCATCGGTGCCTTCGAGGATCTGACGCAGATTGCGCAACAGCTTGCGGCAGGTGATTTGAAAAAGTCGGGCGCAAACGCGATCATCCGTCAGCTGCCAGGCGCAACGCTACCGGGCGTCAGGTCCGCGGTGCATATCGGCCTTAAACCAGCGCTTATCGATGCTGTTGACGGCGGCCGCTGAAAAGCTTGATGCAGCCAAACGCTATTCCAGCAATGATGGCGTTGGCGATCAGACCAAACGCGAACTTAACTGCTATTTCGGCGGCTGACGCCGGTATGACATGCATCGTTTCGACGAGGAACGTGATCAAGCCGGCGATCAACGCGAGCGAGATTACAGTCACCAGAACCCGGCTGCCTGGCGCATAGGTCTTGCAGATGAAGGCCACGCAGAGAAGCACAGCAGCGATCCGGATCGGATCGATGGTCAGTGCGACGAGTAAAGCAAGCAGGCCCATGTGCCCCTCCCGGTGAAGGGCTCCAATACAACCGAAATCCGCAACGAAGACAAGGCTGCCCGATCGGCAACCTTTGCTTGAGGTAAACGCATGGCAACAGAATTCGACAATTCCCAGCATTGGGGCTTCTTCCTGACGGGAACGACCCTGACCAGCGAGACGGGGAAATTCGTCCGCGTGTCGGAGCTTGTTCTTGCGGCGCTGCGCGCGGCCGGTGTCTTCGAGAACATGGTAGACGGGCTTGTTCCGCCGGCGACGGATAAGCTTTGGCTCGACAAGAACTATGATCCGGCGCAGCTGAAGCAGTGGGACGCGACGGGCTCGTCGTGGGTTCCCATGACCTACAATCGGCTGTTTGGGCAGGCGGCGCTTGGTGTGCTGGCTGTAACCGGCGGTACGGGCAATGCAGTCGTGGTCGCGCAGCCGAACAGCGGCTTCCAGGCGAACCGCCTCTATACGATGTCACCTACCGCCAACAATTCGGCGGGCGCCGTCACGATCCAGGTTTCTGGAGTGGGCACTTATCCGGTCAAGTACGGGGATGGATCGAACCTTCTGCCGGGAGAGTTCACGAGCGGCCGGCAGGCAACGCTCCTCTTCAACGGCTCGGTTTTCACCGTCTTGTTCTCTGTCGGTGACCTCAATGCCGCTGTCACGGCAGCCGCCGCCTCCGCAAGCGCGGCGAGCACATCTGCCACCAATGCTGCTACATCGGCGTCCAACGCAGCCAGTGCGGCGGCCGGTGCTCTAGCCCCAGCTATCCACGCCGCCACCGCAAAGACTGCCTTTGTCGATGCCGACGAGCTAGGATTTTGGGACAGTGTCTCGGGCTTGCTCCGCAAAATCACGCTTGCAAACTTTTGGGCTCAGTCCAAATGGAAGACCGTCAAGATCGGTGAACACTACTATGCCAACACAGCATTGGCAGGCGTGGACGTTCCTCCCGTCAGCGACCCGGACGTGACCTTTGTCGAGCTCACTGCGGGACTTACCGGCTCTGGCAACTTCAACAACGGAAAATTGACGTCGGAATCAGTCTCCGGCTCTGCCCCGCTTGTGAGCGCTTCGGCGGTTATCTCAGTGTCCGGATCGCCAATGAACGGGCAAACCATCCGTCTCCTCAACACCGAGGGTCGTATCGTTCGCCCGAGCACGTCGCCAAACACGCTCCAGGATGACACCTATCAGGGACACTGGCACAACTACGACAGTAACTCTGGCGGTCGCGGTACAGCCACCGTGGTAGGCCAAACCGATGTCATCGATAGCGCTTCGGCGGGAGCGGTTAAAACGGACCGCGTCAAGGGCTCCATCTCGGACGGCGTCAACGGCACGCCTAGAACAGCTAACGAAACGCGCATGAAGAACATCGGCGCTAAAGCTTACATGAGGGTGAAATAATGCCTTGGGCTAATAACGGACAGGTTGCCACCGACGAACTTCCCGGCGGTATTGAGATTTCGGAAGAGCAATACGCTCTGGCGATCGAGGGCGTTATCGAGGGAAAAATCATCTCGATCGACGGCGGCTTCACAATATCGGAGCCTCCATCTCCGGAGCTCCCTGAAACGCCCGAGCCGCCGACCCTCGACGAAATCAAGTCCTGGCTGAAGGCGGGCATTGATAGCGCCGCCGAGAACGAGCGCCTGAAGTATATCACTCCCGGCTTTGGCCAGGCCATGACGTACATGCAGAAAGCGGCTGAGGCGGCGCGGTACCTTGCCACGGTAGAACCCGAACCTGCGGACTATCCGATGCTGTCCGCTGAAGTCGGCATCACCGCTGAGACACTTGCCGGGGTCGCTACTGTCGTCAACGACGCTTACACGCAATGGCAGATGATCGGCGCGGCAATCGAATCCATCCGCCTAAGCGCCAAGGCCTCGATCGGTGATGCCTCGTCCGAGGCTACCGCAAGGGCCATCTTCGAAGCTGTCGCTTGGCCGGTCATCGGCTGACGTCGCAGTCCTAACCCCATCCAAAATCTGGAGCTTTCAATGAACGTGCAGGTAACTGCCGAGCAATTGCGCGCGGCTGCAAAAGGGGCTGTGAATGCCCAGAATATGAACTCGGTGCTGATCACTATCAGCCGCTATGGCGCCGAACTTGGAATGGATCGGCCGCACCGTGCCGTTCAGTTCTATGCCCAAGTGATGCATGAAAGCGGTGATTTCCGATATGACCGTGAAATCTGGGGGCCGACGCCAGCACAGAAGCGCTACGATACGCGCGCTGATCTCGGCAACACTCCCGAGCTGGACGGTGATGGCAAGATCTACGCCGGCCGCACGGCAATGCAGATCACCGGTAAGGCGAACTATCGGGCCTTTACCGATTGGTGCAGATCGCACGCGATGAACTGCCCTGACTTCGTTCGCCATCCCGAAGCGATCAACACTGATCCGTGGGAAGGCCTCGGGCCTCTCTGGTATTGGGACACCCACGACTTGAACCGCTGGGCCGACCAGGGCGACATCGAGACGATCACGAAGCGCATCAATGGCGGCATCAACGGCCTTGCCGATCGCATCGATCACTATGTCCGGCTTTCGCTCGTGGTTCTCGGCTACAAGGCCGATGGCGTCCGTCAGTTCCAGGCGAATGCCGGGCTTGATGTCGATGGCGATGCCGGGCCGAAGACGCGCTCGGCGCTGCACAAGGCGCTGCTGGCGCTGTCCGGAGCCTCGACAAAGATGGCGGCGTTCTCCGCTGCTCCTGTCGTCGAGGAAAAGGCGGTCGTGCCCGCTGCCGTAGAGCAGACCGTCAAGAAGAAATTCAACCTGCTCGGCTGGATCGGAAGCGCGGTCAGCGGCGGCGGCTTGAGCCTAGCTGCCTTCGCCGGATTCGACTGGAAAGCGCTCCTTGTCATCGTCGGCGCCGTGACTGTCATAGGCCTTGGTGCGCTCTTCCTTCGTCAATGGATCATTGCGGCGATCAAGGACATTCGCCAGGCGGTGGAAGAATGACCAGCATCGGGGACGTCATCAAGATAGGCGCCGGCGCCGTCGTCGGCGGCCTCCTTGTCTTCACCGTCTATTCGAGCCTCAACGCCCTTTGGTGGCTTCCTGCGGCCGAACGACACGGCAGGGAAATCGAAGCCGCGGAGGCCACGGCGGCAACCAACAAAGCAATCGGAGAGCTAAGCAATGCAGCGGATCAAGCTCGCGTTCGTCGTCGCCTGTGCATTGAGCGCGGCGGCATGTACAACTTCGCAAAAGGTGAGTGTATCGAAGCAAAGCCTGTCGACCACGACTAGGGCCATCGTCGGTACATCCCTGATCGGCGCCAAAGGCGCGACCCCCAAGGATCAAGACGCGATCGACGACACGGCGGCAGGCCTCTGCGCTGCCGGCGTCTGGACATCAACAGAGTGCAGCGCGCACGGCGCGGCTCGATAGCATTGCATGCGCAGCGGAAGGGCATCGGGGTAGATGGTGGATGAAATGAACAACGGCGAAGCGAACCGCCATTACCAAGACGCCATGACGGCGCAGCTCGGCGAGCGCGTGACGAACCTCGGCCGCCGACAGTCCGATCTCGAATCGGAAATGCGGTCAGGCTTTAAGACAATGGAATCGGCTGTTTCATCGCTGTCGACCGAGATGCGGACTTCCGTTGCCGCTCTTGCCACAAACATCGCCGAGCGCAACAAGCCTCAATGGCAGGCACTAGGCGTTGCGTTGACTTTCTGCACCATACTCGGCGGCTTGGCCTACTGGCCGATCAATGCCGCAACGACGGATCTAAAAGCCGCGGTGCTAGTCATCTCCGAGAAGATGGTCACGCAAAAAGAAATGGAGTGGCGTACCGCTCGGGGGGCTGAAGATCGGGCGCGGATGGAGGGCTCTGTCAAAGAGGTCCGAGACGCCCAGGTGCCGCGTGAAGAACTCGATCGAGTGTTCGCCGCCTACGATCAACGCTTCCTCGACCAGCAGCGACAGCTGACGGATATGAAGGAAGCACAGGGCGGGGTCTACGGCGCCCGCGACGTCATCATGGACCTGAAGACAAGTCAGCAGCGGCTGGAACGCGAGTTGTCGGACATCAAGGCTAAGGGCGGCTAG